CCAACTGGCTGCCCGTGGATGCTACAACATTCTGAAACGATTGGGCGAACTTCCCGAATAGCCCTTAACGATTCAACCACGATGCACCCGCACCGTGGTTTTTTCATGCCTGCCTGCCCTGCATGAGGGGCAAGCGGGCACTTTTTATCCCCTTTTGCCCGGCTGCGGCAGGGCTGAAACAGCCGCACAGACGGTGACGGCAACCACCTAAAAACGCCTATCTGACACCCTACACAGGAGGTAACACCCATGAAAACCGAAGATCTCAAAGCCCTTGGCCTGAATGATGAGCAGGTGCAGCGTGTGTTCGCCATGAACGGCGCGGACGTGAACCGCGAAAAGCAGGCCGCCGAGACGGCCAAAGCCGAACGCGACGCCATGCGCACCCAGCTGGACGAAGCCAACACCAAGCTGAAAGGCTACGACCCCGACTGGCAGCAGAAAGCCACCGACGCCCAGAAAGCGGCTGACGCAAAAGTGGCCGAGCTGCAGGCAGGCTATGCCGCTCAGAATGCAGCTGCCGGGCTGCACTTTACCAGCGCCAGCGCAAAAAAAGCATTTATGGCCGACCTGGCCGCCAAGAAACTGCCCCTGCAGGGGGACAGCCTGCTGGGCTTTGACGACTTTGTAAAGACCTACCGCGAAAATGACCCCGGCGCGTTTGCCGCCGATACCAAGCCCGCGCGTATTGTGGCCAGTGCTACCGGCACCCCGGCAGCCGCCACCGGCCGCGAAGAAGCAAATGCGGCGATCCGTGCCGCGTTTGGCAAATGAAAGGAGTATAACCCATGCCCAATGTTATTGATCGTTCCCGCGCTGAAGCCCTCATCCGTGAGCAGGTCGTCAGCACCATTTTTCAGGATGCCCCCAAGCAGAGCGTTGTGATGCAGCTGGGCCGCAAGCTGCCCAACATGACCAGCAAGCAGACCCGCATTCCGGTGCTTTCCATGCTGCCGCTGGCCTACTGGGTCAACGGTGATACCGGCTATAAGCAGACTTCCCGCCAGGCGTGGGAAAACGTCTACCTGACCGCCGGTGAGCTGGCAGTCATTGTCCCCATCCCCGAAGCCGTTCTGGCTGATGCTGAGTTTGACATCCTGGGCGAGGTGACCCCGCGCGTCAACGAAGCCATCGGCCTGCGAGTGGACCAGGCCATTCTGTTCGGCATCAACCGCCCGGCAGAGTGGCAGAACGACATTATCACCGTTGCCCGCCAGGCCGGCAACAACGTTTCCGGCGGCATCAGCTATGATTCCCTGCTGGGCGAAAACGGACTGTTTGCCAAGGTGGAAGATGCAGGCTACACCGTGGACGGCGTTGTGGCTGCCATGGGTGCCAAAGCGTCCCTGCGCGGCATCAAGGACACCAACGGCCACCCCCTGTACAAGAGCGATATGCAGGGCACCACTCCCTATGCCCTGGACGGCGCGCCGATCTACTTCCCGGAGAACGGCAGCTTTGATACCAGCGTTGCCCGCATGGTGGCCGGCAACTTTAAGCAGCTGGTGTACGCCATCCGCCAGGATGTGGACGTCAAGATTCTGGACCAGGCCGTGATCCAGGACCCCAGCACCAAGGACATCATCTTCAACCTGGCCCAGCAGGACATGATTGCCCTGCGCGTTACCTTCCGCATGGGCTGGGCTATGCCGAACCCCGCCACCCGCATGAACGAGAACCGCGTCAACGTGCCCTTTGCCTACATTGACGCCGCGACCGCCTACACCGACCAGACTGTGACCTTTACCGTTAAGGATAATGCCGAAAGCTCCCCCAATGCCATTGCCGGTGCAGCTGTCAATGTGAACGGCTCCATCCGCCTGACCGGCACTGACGGCACCGCCGTGTTCCACCTGCGCGCCGGTGAATATCCCTACAGCGTCAAGGCAGACGGTCACCGCCCGCAGACCGGCACCGTAACGGTTGCCGCAGCTGCCGTACCGGTTGCCGTCACCCTGCCTGCATCCAAGTAAGGGGGCTGCCATGTATGCTGATTTTACCGACTATCAGGGCGCCTACTGCGGCACCCTGATCACCACCCAGGGGCAGTGGATGCCCGCCGTGCGGGAAGCCTGCGCTTATCTGGACAGCATCACCTTTGGCCGCCTGAAGTGCGGGGGGCCGGTGGATGATACCGTAAAGCTGGCAGTGTGCGCGCTGGCGGATGTTGCCGCCCGCTACCAGGCCGCCAAGGCCGATGAGCGCAGCCGCCCCGGCCTGGCAGCCTTTAACACAGACGGCTACAGCGAAACGCTGAACACTGCCGCCCTGACCGCACAGTACACGGCAGACATGCAGGCGGCCGCGGATATTTACCTGCCGCGCAGCCATCCGCTGCGCTATGCGGGCCGGGATGGGAGGTGCGGCCCTTGTTCGGCTGTGACCAGACCGTGACCCTGACCCATCTGCACTATGACGGCGATGCCGACCGGGATGTGAGCGAGGAAACCACCCTGACCGGCGTGAGCTGGTACGGGCAGGCAAAGACCGCGGTGGATTCCACCGGCCTGCACGCGGCGCGGGTGTACAAATGCCGCATCCCGGAAAGCGCCGCCCCCGCTGGGCTGGACATTGCCCCCGGCGACAAGATCACCTGCGGCACCGTGACCGCCACCGTGCTGGACGTGCATGACAACCGCGGCCCCCCCGCGCCGCACTGGTATGTGGAGGCAAGCTGATGGGACTGAAATATGATGCCCGCCTTGACCTTTCCGCCCTTTCGGATGCCCTAGAAAAACGGGGGCTGACACCGGGCGGGAGGGTGCAGAAGGCGGTGGACGAAGCGGTGATCCGCTATTGTGACCCCAAGGTGCCGTTCCGCACCGGCACCCTCAAGCACAGCGCCATCACGGCAAGCGCCATCGGGGACGGCATGATCGTGTATGCCACGCCCTATGCGCGCTACCTGTACTATGGCGAGGTGTACGGCCCCAACATTCCCATCTTTGAGGGCGGCGAGCTGGCAGGCTTTTTCAGCCCGCCCCACAAGTACCCCACCGGCCGCCCGCTGACCTACAACGGCGCACCGGATCGCGGTGCTTATTGGTTTGAGCGGGCCATGGCCGAACACAAGGATGACGTCATCCGCGAAGCCGCGGCCCTGGCAGGAGGAAGACCCGGAAGATGAACGTACTGGATGCCACCCGCGCCTGGATGCGTGCACAGTGCCCCCTGATCAACAGGCAGGACCTGTTCAACGCCAACTACCTGGGCGCAGAGCCGACCGAATACACCCTGCGCACGGCCAGCGAGAGCCACCGCACCGACGTGCTGGGGTACGACCTGGCCGAATACAACCTGACCTTTGTGGCACAGCTGCCGTTTGGGCGGGAGCTGAAGCCCAACCTGGACGCTGCTGATTTTTTCGCCGCGCTCTCCGCCTGGATCTGCGGGCAGGAGCGCACCCACAACTACCCCGCTGTCAGCGGGTACCGCGTGACCAAAATCACGGCATCCAACGCCGGTGTGCCCACCGGGGCGGATGCCAACGCGGCCCGCTATCAATTACAAATCAAACTCTATCTTGAGGAGGAATAACCATGGCAGAAGCTGCTATCAACCTGACCGCCGGCCAAAAAGCTGACCGCAAACTGGATATGATTTTTGTCAACGTCGGTGGTTCCGGCACGGAGACCTGGGAACTGCTGGGCCGCGGCGTTGAGGACGCAAGCGTGGAATACAACCACGACACCGACACCGTGACCGACATCCTGGGCATTACGGACGTGAACGTGAGCGCCGCTAAGCCGGAGCTTGACCTGGACCCCTGCACCATCCGCGGCGGCCAGAAGCTGAGCGCCAAGCTGCTGGACATTGAGCGCCGCAACGCCGTAAGCGAGCTGAGCATGTTCGATGTGCTGCACGTCCACTGCTTCCTGGGGGCTGCTTCCGGCTCCTTCACGGCGGAAAAACACACCGGCTGCACCATCGTGCCCCAGAGCCTGGGCGGCTCCGATTACGTCGGCATGCCGATGAACGTACACCTGTCCAACAACAAAACGCTGGGCACCTGCACCATTGCGGCCGGCGTGCCCACCTTCACGGAGGAATAAACAATGGAGCTGAACATTGACCGCGGCTTAAAAAGCTATGACGTCAAGGATGCGGACGGCACCCTGATCGGCACCATCCGCTTCAATCCCTCTGACATCGGCCTGGCCGGCCGCATGGAGGAAGCCCGCGCCAAGATTGCCGAAATTACGGCCGCGCCCGTGACCGGCCCCGAGGATCTGGTGGCGTGGGACAGGCAGGTGCGCCACTGGTTTGATTACATCTTCGGCACGCCAGTATCGGATGTATTCTTTGCCGGGGTATCCAGCCTGGCTTTCTGCGCGGACGGCAGCCTGGTGGCCGAAGCCGTGCTGGATGCCGTCACCCCGATGCTGACCCAGGCGGTGGAAGCCGCCGCCAAGGCCAGCGCGGCCCGCATTGCCAGGCACGCGGACGCCTACCAGGGCAGCACCGCCGGGCTGGCCCCGGAGCAGCAGTGAGCGGCTGGAAGCTGCCCACCAGCGTGACGGTATGCGGGCAGGAGTTTGCCATCCGCAGCGACTACCGCGCCGTGCTGGATGCCATCTCCGCCCTGCGTGACCCGGAGCTGAGCCCGCAGGAACAGACCCTTGCCTGCCTGGAGATCCTGTACCCGGATTGGAAGCGCCTGCCGGACCTGAGTGCAGCAGCCCAGGCGGCCATGGTGTTCATCAACTGCGGCAAGCCGGTGGAAGCCGCCGTGCCAAAGCCCGCCCTTGTGGACTGGGACACCGACGCCGCCATCATGGCACCGGCAGTGGACAAAGTTCTGGGCTACAGCTGCCGCCGCTGCGCCTACCTGCACTGGTGGGAGTTCATCGGGGCATTTGGCTGCATCGGGGACGGCCAGTTTGCGCAGGTCATCTCCATCCGCAATAAGCGCCTGCACGGCAAAAAGCTGGACAAAGCCGAGCAGGAATTTGTGCGCAGCAATCCCGATCTGGTCACCCTGCCCAAACACAAGCTGACCAGCGCGGAAGAAGAATTTTTCAAAAGTCTGGGGGTGTAATTTTTGGCTGATGGGTCGATCATTCTGGATACCAGAATCAACAATAAAGGCGCCTATGCCGAGCTGAAAGAGCTGCAGGCCAAGGCCAAGAGCACCGCCCAGCAGGTTGCTGCGCTGGACAAGCAACTGGCGCAGGCAGGTGCCAAGCATACCAGCCTGGGCGATGATCTCAAGCGTGCCCGGCAGGAAGCCGCCGAAACCGCGCGCGAACTGCAAAAATTAAACACTACCATGGACTTGCAGCACCAAAAGAATGGGCTGGATTCCTCCCCTGCTGACGTTAAACGCAGTGATAAGCTGCGGGCCACGTTGGATCAGCAGCAGCAAAAAATTGGCGCGATGTCCAAGGAATATCGTGACCAGGTTCCCATGCTTGAAAAGCTACAAGAAGAGCACGATGCCCTTTTGCAGCAAATGGATACCGAAAACCTAGCGGTTGAGCATCAATCCCGGCGCATTGAATCCCTGTTAGGCCGACAAATTGCCGCATCGCGCGCAGTTCAGGGCGTAAAAAACGCCGTTCGTCTTTCGGCTGCAGCGATTCAACAGCCCTTCAAAGCAATTCAGGCCAGGTTGTCCGCCATGACAAAGGGCCTGGGGCGGTTTTCCCGCCGCATTGCCGGACTTGCTTCCAGTGCTCTAATTTTCAACTTGCTCTCGTCTGGTCTGCGCCAGATGACCAGCTACATGGGCACTGCCCTGCTTTCCAGCGCATCCCTGCGTCAGGCCCTGGGCAACCTGCAAGGTGCTGCGGCTACTGCTGCAGCGCCTTTGATTCAGATTCTGACCCCCGCCCTGACCGCGCTGGCAAATGCGGCAGCAACTGTGTTCGCGTATTTGGCCAAGCTGGTGGCATTCCTGACCGGCAAGACGGTATCCTCCGCCAAGGCCGCTGCCAAGGGCATGAGCGGAACATCCAAGGCAGCGAAAGATGCTGCAAAGAGCCTGGCCGGGTTTGATGAAATCGAACGGTTAGATGCCAAGACAGGGAGCAGCGGCGGCGGTTCGGGCGCCAGCAGCATCACCCCCAACTATAACTTTGACGCAAAAAGCCCGTTCCTGGATTCCGTGCTGGCCGCCATCGAGGCAGGCGAATGGAACCAGGTCGGGCAGCTTTTCGCCCAAAAGCTGAATGAAGCCATGGCGGCGATCCCCTGGCCGGATATCCAGGACAAGGCCCAGACCTGGGCCGCAAACATTGCGGATACCCTCAACGGCTTTATCGACCGGCTGGACTGGCGGCTGGTTGGTTCTACCTTGGCACAGGGGCTTAACACGGCACTGATCTTTGCAGACACCCTGGTACAAAGTATCCACTGGGACACCCTGGGTAATGGCATCGGCAATGGGATGAACCAGTGCGTGGAAGAACTGGACTGGGAAGCCCTTGGCCGCTTGATGATTGCCAAGTGGAAGATCGTCTTCGAGACACTGCACGGTTTTATCCAAACCTTTGATTTTAGTGCGCTGGGGGACGCATTCGCCCGCGCGACCATGGCCGCCATCAATAATATTGACTGGCCCCAGGCTGCCGCAGACCTTGTATCCGGTGCGGCGGGGCTGCTGGAATCTCTGGCACACTGGATCGATGGGCTGGATTGGCAGCAGATTGGCAGCACGATTGCCGAATGCATTACCAATATCGACTATGCAGAACTTGCACAGGCGATTCTGGATTTGCTGTCCGCCGCCGTCACGGGGCTGGCAGATGGGCTTTCAGCCCTTGCTGGGCATCTTGTCGGTGATTTTATTCAGGGTGTAAAGCAATGGTTTGATGACGTCCAGACCCAGGCAGCGGTTGCCGGATACGGTGACGACGTTGCTCAGTACCTGTTCGATGGTTTTATCGACGGCCTGGAAGCACTCTGGAACGGCATCGGGCAGTGGATCTATGATCACATTTTCACGCCGTTCAAAAACGGTATTTGCGAAGCATTCGGCATCCACTCCCCCAGCACCGAAGCCAAATCCTGGGGTTCCTACATCTCGCAGGGACTTCTGGACGGTCTGGCCAGCAAGTGGGAGAACATCACCGGCTGGCTGCGTGACCTCAAGCAGAATTTTGTAGACGCATGGGATAACATCCGCGCTAAAACTACTGAGACATTCAAATCCCTTGGGCAGACGATTTCTGACATCTGGAACGGCATCACCAGTACCATCAAGACCGCCGTCAATGGCATCATCGGCTTCATCAATCGGATGATCTCCGCCGTTGTCACCGGCATCAATGCGGTCATCAACGCGCTGAACGGGTTGTCGTTCGACCTGCCGGACATATTCGGCGGCGGGCATGTCGGGTTTAATATCAGCACCCTGACCGCCCCGCAGATCCCCTACCTGGCGCAGGGCGCGGTCATCCCGGCCAACCGGGAGTTTCTGGCCGTGCTGGGCGATCAGAGCCACGGCACCAACGTAGAAGCTCCGCTGGACACCATCAAGCAGGCTGTGGCCGAAGTCATGGAAGATTTGCAGGCAGGCCAGATGGCGGGCTTTGAAGCCGTGGTTTCCGTGCTGCGGGAGATCCTCTCCGCCGTGTACGGCATTGAGCTGACCGACGAGGACGTAGGCCACGCCGTACAGCGCTGGCAGCGCAAACAGCTGACTGCCACAGGAGGTGTGTAACGTGACCCTGACCAATCTGTTCCAGATCGATGGCAAATCCCTGTACGCACCGGACTGCGACATTGAACCGAGTTATTCCGACCTGGATTCCAGCGATTCCGGGCGCGACGAAGCTGGGTACATGCACCGCGAAGTGGTGCGGGAAAAGGTTGCCACCTGGCCCATCGCCTACAGTTGCCTGACTGACGACGAATACAAGTACACCATCGGGCTGTTTGCAGGCAAGGCAACGTTTCAGTTCACCCATCCCAAGGCCGGATCTTCCACCGAGACCGAAACCACCACCTGCTACTGCAGCAAATACGGCATCGCCTGGCACAACGCCAAGACGAAACAGTGGAAGAATTTGAAGTTTAACATTATCGAATGCTGACCGGAGGTGAAGTATGTACTATTCCGTTTTGCGGCTGCCAAACGGCACTGAGCTGAAAGGCGGAGAGGCTGGCAGCACCCTTAAAGCTCTTACCCTGCACACCGCGGTAAACGCCGGGCAAGAGTTCACTATTGGCTCTGCGTTCTCGGACTACATCGAAGCCGAAATCTGGGCGGACCCGGGCGGCAGCCTGCAGATCACTGCCGGGGACGCCCTGACCTACTACCGGCAGGATGATGCCGGGAACCGAACCAAGGTAGGCGTTTTCTATGCTGAAAAGCCCACCCGCACCAAGCGCAACAGCTACAAGGTCACGGCCTATGACACCATGTCCAAGCTGGATGCAGACTTTTCCGGCTGGCTGCGGGCCAATCAGGCGCAGTTCCCCAAGACCATCTGGCAGCTGGTACAGCTGGCCTGCCAGCGGGCAGGGGTCACGCTTGCCAGCAGCAGTCTGCCCATCAACGGCAGCTACAGCGTGCAAGCGTTCTATGCGGATGATTTAACCTGCCGCCAAATCATCTCCTGGGCGGCGGAAGCCGCTGGCTGCTACGCCCACATGAATGCAGACGGCAAGCTGCAATTCTTGACCTACACAGACAAGCGCAGCACTGTTAAACTCACCCCGGACGGTGCCAGCAACAGCACCGCCTATTATGCTGACAGCCTGAGCTACGAGGACTACACAGTCAAGGCCATTGAGAAAGTCCAGATCCGGCAGTCGGACAGTGACGTGGGGGTCATCTACCCCGACAGCACCACTGCCACCAACACCTATGCAGTGCAGGGCAATCTGCTGCTGACAACCGGCACCGAAGCCAACCTGAAAAGCGTCGTCCAAAACCTGTACAACGTGCTGAAAAACGTGACCTACACCCCCTGCAAAGTATCGGTGCCCAGCAGCTCCGGCCTTGCCTGCGGCCAGATCGTACACGTTAAGGACGCACGCGGGCGGGAGTTCGACACCTACCTGATGAGCGCCACAATCTCATCCGGCAAAGCCAGCTTTGAGAGCGTGGGCAGCGCCAGCCGGGAAAGTTCCAGCGCCGTGAACAGCCAGAGCTACAAGAACCTGACCGGCAAGATGTTGGAGATCAAGACCAGCGTGGACGGCCTGGAAGTAAAGGCCAGCGACCTGACCGGAAAGTATACCGACCTGAAAGCAACGGTGGACGGGCTTTCCTCTGAGGTGAAAAAAGACACCAAAATCACCGGCGGCGGCAACCTGATCCTGGGCAGTGAGAGCTTCAAGAACGCCGAGCTGAAAGGCAACGCGGTCAGCGGCAGTTCGGTCACGTACAACGATACCGGCAGCGCGACCGTAACAAACGCAAACTCCAATCGGTATTTTGTTTTCAACACCGTTGACGCTCGCATTACCAAAGGCGTTACCCTGTGCCTGTCCGTCATGTACAAACTCATTTCCGGCACCGACGGGTTGTGCCTGAGCCTTACGTATGACGCCGACAACGGAAATCATTACGTTACCAGCATAAAAACCGAAAACCAGCTTGAAATTAAGCAGACAGACGGCTGGGTGCTGCGGTATGGCACATGGACACCCAGTGACACCGGTATTCTGAAAACGGTCGAGCTTGGCTGCGGCAGCATAAGGGCGGGGCTTGGCGGCAAATACACCAACAAGTTTTCGATGCTTCACCCCATGCTGCAATACGGCAACGCGCCCACCGCGTGGAACGCCAGCTCCGGCGACTACCTGACGCAGGAAAGCGCCAAAAGCCTGTTTTCGCAGACCGCTGACGAGATCAAAACCGAAGTCACCAAGTCAGTGACTGAAACGGTAACGGCCAACGTGAAGGACACCGCCACCAGCGCCGCCAACGATGCGGTTGACAGCAAATTGCAGGATTATGCCACCACCGCAACGGTGAACACCCTGAAAGAGGATGTTTCCAGCATCAGCCAAAAGGCGGACAGCATCAGCACCAAAGTCAGCAGCCTGGAAGAGACGACAACAACTATTTCCAACGATTTAGACAGCACCAAGCGGGAATTCAAAACCGTTAAAGAATCAGTATCCGCGATTGACCAGAAAGCCGACAGCATTACCCAGACGGTAACGCAGCGGATCACCGGCGGCAACAATATTATCGCGGGCACCGATGACTGGAACAATGCGACCCTGGATGCAGGCGGCAACGACCTGAGAAAAAAAGGGACATACACGATCAGCGGTGAATCCGTCCGAGTGACCAATAGGGCGCAGAACACCCGCTTCCACTTTGGCGCGGACAAAACGCTGGTGATTGCCAAGGGCATGACCTATTGTGCATCGGTACTGTACAAGCTCAACTCCGGCACGGACAGCCTGTTTTTGCAGTTCGAGACCAAGAGCAGCAGCGGCACAAAAAGTTATTACGGCTCCGCGTTCAAGCAGGCCCAGCAGGACATTGAGCTGGACAACGGCTGGAAGCTGCGCTGGGCAGCGTTTACGGCGACTGCGGACGGCTATGCAGACGGTCTGTTTGTGAGTACCGCGGACGATAACGCCACCGTTACCAACGATCTGACCATTATGCACCCCATGGTGCAGATGGGCAACGCCCCCACTGCGTGGACGGCCAGCACCGGCGACTATCTGACCGCCAACGAAACCAAAACCGAGATCAAACAGACGGTGGGCGAAATTAAGCTGACGGCCAGCACAAGCGGAACCAGCAGCACCATCAAGCTGACGGCAGGCGGAACAGAGATCACCAGCGCACAGATCAACCTATCCGGCGTGGTAACATTTTCCGACCTCAGCACATGGAACCAGGACAAGACCATTATCAACGGCGGAAACATTACGACCGGGCAGATTCACAATAAGGCGCGCACAACCACTTATGACCTGGACAATGCCTGGATTCGTATGGGCAAAGATGCTGGCACTCGTGTGGACATTGACACGGGGCGCATCCGCTGGTACTGGGAAAACAACCTGACCGGTGTGTTAAGCAGCCGGTACGGCAAATCTTATATTGGCGATAACTCCCGCTACACGTTTTTAGGCTGGTTCTCCACCGGCGACCCCAGCTTTGATTATTCCACCGGCGGGGCCACCAGCGAGTTTGTGGGCATTGCCATTGACCAGGTAGATAAGGTCATCCACTGCAATGCCAGCAAGTTTGAAATCCCCGGCAGAATTGAATGCGGTTCTTTGAGCGTGAACGGGAGGGAAATTTAATGCAGAAATTCATGCAGATTTTGGCCACGTTGACTTTGCTGTTGGTGCTTGCATTGGTCATCCCGCTTACGCTGGCAGCCTGCGGCGGCACGCGAACCGAAGATACAAGCTATCCGCGCCCGGAATATTCCGGCTCCCCGATGGCAGAAAGGGTGATGAAATGACCACAACCGCAAAAATTGAAGAGCTCCAAAAGTCCGTCATCAACGCCATCAACAGCAGCTGCCTGCACCCCGCTGTGGTGCGGCTGGTGCTGCTGAACGTGATCTCGATGGTGGAAGCCAGCGAGAGAGAGGTAAACAAAAGAGAAAAAGAGACAGAATCCTGAAAATCTGTTTTTGTTCCCGCATAATCCACACAAAATATAACACATAAAAACAAGGCACCGGGCCAATTACAGGTTCGGTGCCTTGTGGTATTTATGGTGTCAGGATGCCGATCAATCTGCCATCGGCTGATGGTCCGTGATGGTGTGCTCCTGCTGGTACTTGAGCGCAGCAGCGATAAAGCCCTTGAACAGGGGATGTGCGCGGTTGGGGCGGCTCTTGAATTCGGGGTGGAACTGTACGCCCACATGGAAATCACGGCCGGGCAGCTCAACAGCTTCTACCAGGCGGCCATCCGGGCTGGTACCGGAGATCACAAGGCCGTGGTTCTGCATCTCTGCACGGTAGTCGTTGTTGAACTCATAGCGGTGGCGGTGGCGTTCGTCAATTTCTTCTTTGCCATAGCACTCACGCAGCTTGGTGCCCTCGGCGGTAATGCAGGGGTACTTGCCCAGGCGCATGGTGCCGCCCTTCGGGATGTTCCCCTGCTGGTCCGGCATCAGAGCAATAACATTGTGCTCGCCGTCCGGCGTAAACTCGCTGGAGTTGGCATCGGCATAGCCCAGCACATCGCGGGCATATTCCATAACCATAATCTGCATACCCAAGCAGATGCCAAAATACGGGATGTTCTGTTCCCGTGCATAGCGGGCGGCCTGGATCATGCCCTCAATGCCGCGGTCGCCAAAGCCGCCGGGCAGGATGATGCCATCCACACCGGAAAGCTCTTCAGCGCAGCGCTCCTGATCCAGCAGGTTTTCGCTGTCCACCCAGTGGATCTCCACTTTGGACTCATTCTCAAAGCCGGCGTGATACAGGGACTCCATTACACTCAGGTATGCGTCATGCAGCTTGACATATTTGCCAACCAGGGCAATGGTGCAGGTCTTGCTGCGGGTGGCAATGCGGGAGATCAGCTCTTTCCACTCGGTCAGGTCGCTGGCCGGAGTTTCCAAGTGCAGCTGACGGCAAACAACGTTGGTCAGGCCGGCAGCTTCCAGCATCAGCGGGCACTCGTACAGGCTGGGCATGGTCAGGTTTTCAATCACGCAATCAGGGCGCACATTGCAGAACATGCTGATCTTGCGCTTGATATCGCTGCCAACGCGGCCATCGGCACGCAGCACGATGACGTTGGGGGCGATGCCCATGCCCTGCAGTTCCTTGCAGGAATGCTGGGCGGGCTTGGATTTATATTCGTCCGAGCCGGAAATATAGGGCACCAGAACCACATGGATGTAGCAGCAGTTTTCCATGCCCTGCTCAATGCCAACCTGGCGGATGGCCTCCAGGAAAGGCTGGCTCTCAATATCACCGGTGGTACCGCCGATTTCGGTGATGACAACATCGGCTTCGGTGCTTTTGGCAAGATTGTAGATATAGCTCTTGATTTCGTTGGTAATGTGGGGAATGATCTGCACCGTCTGGCCCAGATAAGCGCCCTGGCGTTCCTTGTTCAGCACGTTCCAATAGACCTTGCCCGTCGTCAGGTTCGAGTACTTGTTCAGGTTTTCATCAATAAAGCGCTCATAATGACCCAGATCCAGGTCGGTTTCGGTTCCGTCATCAGTCACGAACACCTCGCCGTGCTGTAGCGGGCTCATGGTGCCGGGATCCACGTTGATATAAGGATCCAGCTTTTGAGAAGCCACCTTCAGGCCGCGGGTTTTCAGCAAACGGCCCAGGCTGGCTGCTGTGATGCCCTTGCCCAAGCCGGAGACCACGCCGCCAGTAACAAAAACGTACTTTGTCGCCATATATACCATCCTCTCCACAACTACCACAAATAAATGGACGCTTTATTATACATCACTTTTATTTCCAAAAGCAAGAGTCTTTTTTCCTATTTGGTGCAAATTCTCTTGCGCACCATCGTACAATCCCCTATAATAAGTAAGATAGTATTTAAGGCAACACCGCATAATTCTAAGTGCCGATACGGCGAGCGAGGTGCGGCAGATGCTAAGCCAAAAGCGCAGATAATACTGGATGTCTTATCGAGCATTTTGGCAACGCAGATGCCGTGCCGCAGCCGCCGGAGCGGTGCTTGAGCCGTTAGGCGGGAATTGTGCGGTGCTGCCTTAAGATCATGTTGAGAAGGGAGCGTGCTTGTTTGCAAAAGCTCAAAAAAATTTTCAGCCGCCAGAACGGGTTGGTCCTGCTGCTGGTTCTGGTGGAATTTATGGTGTTGGCGCTGCGTTTTGTGGGGGATTTCCGCACAGGCGGCGTGATTGATATTACGCCGGACCTGATCATTCCCTACGCGGAGGAATGTACCAATGATGACCGCGGCGCCCGCGTGGAAAACTTTACCGGCCTGTTTGCCACCACCCGCTGGATCGACCTGCCGCGCGGCAGCTACCAGGTTTGCATCAACTATGTGAATGACGGCGAGGACGGCGAGGTCAGCTTTCTGGATGAGATCATGCCCACCGCGCAGTATGATGCCGCCAAGCTGCCCGCTGAGCGCACCCGCACGGTGTTCAGCCTGTGGATGCCCTACGGCTGCGAAACCGCACAGCTGCAGTTTACCGCGGACTGCGGCAAAAACCAGGTCATCTACATTACCGGCGCACAGATCGTACCCACCCACGCGTGGGCGTATGTGCGGCTGCTGACGGGGCTTGTGTTCTGCGCCGTACTGGACTGGGTGATCCTGTTGCTGACCCGCCGGGTCAAATTTCCCATCCATACCCTGCGCGGGCGGTATATCGCCATGGCGCTGGTGGGCATCGGCGTGTTTGCCTGCCTGCCGCTGGGGCTCGGCTACCTGACGTACGGGCACGACCTTTCCATCCACCTTTCCCGCATTGAGGGGCTGAAAGCCGGGCTGCTGGCCGGGCAGTTCCCCGTGCGCATGGACCCGGCCATCATCAACGAAAAAGGCTATCCGTTCAGCCTGATGTACTCCGATGTGTTCCTGTACCCGGCTGCGGTGCTGCGCATTCTGGGTTTCAGCCTGCAAACCAGCTACAAAGTTTACGTTGCATCCATCACAGCGGCCACCGTGGGCATTACGTTTTATGCCCTGCGCAAAATGTTCCGCAGCGATTGTGCCGCGCTGCTTGGCACCGCGTTGTATACCCTTTCGTTCTACCGGCTGACCAACGTGTTTGTGCGCGCCGCAGTGGGCGAATATACCGCCATGGCGTTCCTGCCGCTGGTCGTGTATGGCCTGTGGCGGATTTATCGCCAATCCCCTGCCGATGGCAAAAAGGCCGAGCCCTGGTGCTGGCTGCCCTTTGCCCTGGGTTTTACCGGCTTGCTGCAGAGCCATCTGCTGACAACCGAACTTGCGGTGTTCTTTACCGCCGCGTTCTGCCTGCTGTATTTCAAAAAAACCTTCACCCGCCCGGTGCTGCCCGCTCTGTGCAAAGCCGCCGGGGCCGCCATTGTGTGGAACCTGTGGTTTATGGTGCCGCTGCTGCAATACATGGTGCAGGGGGTGTGCCGCATCAGCGGCAAGTATGATGCCGCCTACCTGTACGACAGCTCCGTTTACCTGGGCCAGATGTTTTTGATGTTCGGCCAAAGCAGCGGCGTGGCGGAGAGCATCCAGAGCGGCATTGCGGGCGAAATGCCGCAGACGCTGGGCCTGGCACTGGCCGCGGGTGCATTCTTCTTCCTGCTGGCTGTGCTGGACCCCGCCGTGCGCAAAAGCAGCCGCGATGCCGCGCGCATTGGCAGCCTGACACTGGGCTTTGGCCTGCTGGCCGCCTGGTGCGCCAGCGACCTTTGCCCCTGGTACGCGCTGTTCCGTTGCGAACCATTGCAGGCACTGAGCAAGACTCTTGGGAAGTTGCAGTTTGCCTGGCGGTTCTTCACCCCGGCCACCATGCTGCTGGTCGTGTGCGCCTGCTGTGTGGTGGTACTGTACCGCAAAGTCCGGCCCGAAGCCGCCAAGGCAATGGCCGCCGTCCTGCTGGCGCTGACCATCATCCCCGCCGGGTACCTGATGTATGACAAATGCACCACCAGCGAAGCCGTTACCTACATGAGCCTTGCCGCGGTGGATGACCTGCCCGGTCAGGTGGGTGGCGGCGAATACCTGCCCACCGAGGACACCACCACCGATGACAGCGTCTGGGGCCGCCTGACCCCCGAAGCGGACGACGGCGTAGAGTTGACAGAGTACACCAAAAACGGCCTGACCATTCAGCTGGCGGCGCAGAACACCGGCGATACCGAAGCATCCATCCGGCTGCCGCTATTCTACTACCCCGGCTACCATATGACCGCTGCGGACGGAGCCGCACTGACCCACAAGAACGGTTACCTGACCGTTACCCTGGCTCCCGGCTGGCAGGGCAGCGTACAGGTGCGCTGGACTGGAATGTGGTTCTGGCGCGCGGCGGACTGCATCAGCCTGCTGGGCATTGCAGCCACTGTTGTGCTGTACCGCAAAAGCCAAAAGAACGCAGCACACGTTTAACTGTCTAAACTATACCGGGCTTGTCGCCCCCAAGCGGGGTTGGCGGCCCGGTTTATTTTATTAGGCCGCATTGGGGGTTGGATGGCTCCATCCCCCAATACAAGCATTTTTCCTAAAACATCAAGGCAAACGCCAATCCGGTTTGTCATTTCTGCCAGTTGCTTTTTTTGCGTTTGGCCCGTATAATAAGCACATAGACAGCAAGGGCGCTGCGAACACAAATCCTGTTCGCAGTGCCTTTTGTTTTATAAAAAGTCCGACTTATTTGCGTGATGATACCACAGAGGAAAAGGAGTTCGGTAAGTATGGCAGCAACCGTTATGGAACTGTACGGCAGCAAAGTCTTCAACGAGCACGAAATGCGTGAGCGTCTGCCCAGCTCGACCTACAAGAGCCTGAAGGCAACCATCGAAAAGGGTCAGGCCCTTGACCTGGAAGTAGCCAATGTTGTGGCCAGCGTGATGAAGCGCTGGGCGATTGAACAGGGCGCTACCCATTACACCCACTGGTTCCAGCCCCTGACCGGCATCACCAGTGAAAAGCACGATGGTTTTGTCAGCCCCCAGCCGGACGGCACCGCCATCATGGAGTTTTCCGGCAAGGAGCTCATCAAAGGCGAACCAGATGCTTCCTCCTTCCCTTCCGGCGGCCTGCGCGCCACCTGTGAAGCCCGTGGCTACACCGCATGGGACCCCACCAGCTATGCTTTTGTAAAAGATGACGTGCTGTGCATCCCCACTGCATTCTGCTCTTACACCGGCGAAGCACTGGATAAAAAGACCCCGCTGCTGCGTTCCATGCAGGCCATCAGTGACCAGGCCTGCAAGGTACTGCACCTGTTCGGCAAGGATGTTGAGCGCGTTGCCACCACCGTTGGCCCGGAGCAGGAGTACTTCCTGATCCGCAAAGAGGATTACAACAAGCGCCTGGACCTGGTTCTGACCGGCCGCACCCTGTTTGGCTCTGCACCGTCCAAGGGCCAGGAACTGGAAGAGCACTACTTTGGTGTGATCCGCCCCATTGTTTCCGCCTTTATGAAGGATCTGGACACCGAGCTGTGGAAGCTGGGCATCCCCGCAAAGACCAAGCACAACGAAGTTGCCCCCTGCCAGCATGAGCTCGCCCCCATTTACGATACCACCAACGTTGCCATCGACCACAACCTTCTGACCATGGAAATGATGAAGAAGATTGCCGATAAGCACGGCCTAGTCTGCCTGCAGCACGAAAAGCCGTTCGAGGGCGTTAACGGTTCCGGCAAGCACAACAACTGGTCCCTCAGCACCAAGAGCGAAAACCTGCTGGATCCCGGCGATACCCCGATGGAAAATCTGCAGTTCATGGTCTTCCTGACCGCCGTTATCAAGGCGGTTGATGAATACGCTGACCTGCTGCGTACCTCTGTTGCCACCCCCGGCAATGACCACCGCCTGGGCGCTAACGAGGCACCCCCGGCCATCATCTCCATCTTTGTCGGCGAAGAGCTGGAAGCTGTTATCGATGCCGTCTGCACCGACAGCCCCTATGCCGGCCCTGTTAAGATGAAGATGGACCTTGGCGTTGATGTTCTGCCCAAGTTCAGCAAGGACACCACCGACCGTAACCGTACTTCTCCGTTCGCCTTTACCGGCAACAAGTTCGAGTTCCGTATGCCCGGTTCCGCTGAGAACCTGAGCGATGCCAACACCATCCTGAACACTGCTGTTGCCAAAGAGCTGAAGCAGTTTGTTGCCGATGTGGAGGGCGCTGCTGACTTTGAGTGCGCTGCTGCCGCCTGGGTCAAGAAGACCCTGAACGACCACCGCCGTGTGATCTTCAACGGCAACGGTTATTCCGAAGCCTGGGAAGCTGAGGCTGCCCGCCGTGGCCTGCCCAACCGCAAGTGCACCCCCGATGCCATGGTCGCCCTGAAGGAAGAGAAGAACATCTCCCTGATGGAAGAGTTCGGCGTTCTGACCAAGACCGAAATGCTGAGCCGTTACGAAGTTGAGATGGAGCACTACTCCAAGATTATCAACATCGAAGCCCGCACCATGCTCAAGATCGCATCCAAGCAGCTGATTCCTGCCGCCACCAGCTATATGGGCGAAGTTGCCAGCACCGCCGCAGCCAAGATCGCTGCTGTGGAAGGCATCTCCACCAAGTCCGAAGCAAAGCTGTTGACTGCACTTTCCAAATACACTGACGAGATGTCTGATGCAACCGACGCTCTGAAGGCTGTGACCGATAAGGTCAGCGCCCTGGACGATGAGACCGCTAAGGCTCATGCTTTCCATGATGAGGTTCTGCCCGCCATGGATACCCTGCGCGCCGCCGCTGACGCTGCTGAAGAGCTTGTCGATGAGGATTACTGGCCGCTGCCGTGCTACAGCCGTATGCTGTTTTACACTGAGTAAGCAGTGACCCAAAAAGCCCCCGGCAGCAAGGGTTTGAACAGCACCCCATTTGTTAGACAGTATGATATACTATTTAACAAGTGGGGTGTTTTGCTATGCCAAAAGGAGT